CCCTAAGTCAGAACTAGCCTACCGTGTACCAGCTAAGAAGTTCACTAGAAGGAAGATGCGGGAGACTGAGGTTGAAGATGACATGGAAGGTCTTGATACTACTATTGACTGGAAGAATACTGGTGACAACAGCTATGATGGTGAGAAGTTAGCATTACTAGTTCATGATGAGAGTGGTAAATGGGAGAGACCAGATAATATACTTAACAACTGGCGTGTAACAAAAACATGCTTAAGGTTAGGTAGTAGAATTATCGGTAAGTGTATGATGGGTAGTACCTCAAATGCTTTAGATAAGGGTGGTACTAATTTCAAGAAGCTATATGGAGATTCAGACGTTACAAGAAGAAATAGAAATGGACAAACAAAATCTGGATTATATTCTCTTTTTGTCCCAATGGAATGGAACTACGAAGGATTTATTGATGAACACGGGATTCCAGTATTTAGTAGCCCAGATAATGATGTCTTCGGACCAGATGGTGAATTAATAGATACTGGTGTTGTAGATCACTGGGAGAATGAAGTCGAGGGTTTGAGAGATGACCAAGATAGTTTAAATGAATTCTACCGACAATTCCCAAGAACTGAAGAACATGCATTTAGAGACGAGACAAAGAATAGTTTGTTTAATCTCGTTAAGATATACGAACAGATAGATTATAATGAGGGGAATAGAAACTCCTCTGTACTAACTACCGGTAATTTCCAATGGGAGAATGGAGTTAAAGATACTCAAGTAATATTTAACCCTGACCCAAGTGGTAGATTCAAAGTGAGTTGGGTTCCTAGTAGAGGAATGCAGAACAATGTTATATTAAAGAATGGTGTTAAACACCCTGGTAATGAACATGTTGGAGCTTTTGGTTGTGATAGTTACGATATTTCTGGAACCGTTGATGGTAAAGGATCTAAAGGAGCTTTACACGGGTTAACTAAGTTTAGTATGGAAGATGCTCCGGCTAATACATTCTTTTTAGAATATATAGCTAGACCACAAACTGCGGAGATATTCTTTGAGGATGTTCTAATGGCATTAGTGTTTTATGGTATGCCAATACTAGCAGAGAATAATAAACCTAGATTACTATACTATATTAGACGTAGAGGTTACAGAGGTTTTAGTATGAATAGGCCAGATAAGATCTGGAATAAACTATCCGTGACTGAAAGAGAGATTGGTGGTATGCCCAACTCTAGTGAAGATATAAAGCAAGCACACGCAGCTGCTATAGAGATGTATATAAACGATCACGTGGGTCTACAAGAAGATGGTACTTATGGAACAACCTACTTCAATGATACATTAAATGATTGGGGTAAGTTTAATATAAACAAGAGAACGAAACATGATGCATCGATAAGTTCAGGCTTAGCTATCATGGCTTGTAATAGACATTTATACCGACCAAACCCTGAGGTTAAAAAAGAGGCTTTAAACCTAAGTGTTTCAAGATACACTAATACCGGATTTAATTCAAAAATAATCAAAACGTAAACATGGCAGAGTCTGTTGTAAAAAATTTCCCTTCGCAAGCAGTTGGTGATTTAGAGAAAATGAGTCAAGAGTATGGACTCAAGGTAGCGAGGGCTATAGAGCATGAGTGGTTCTCTGGTTCTACTTCTAAGTATAGTGGTAATATAAATAATTTCCATAATTTAAGGTTATATGCTAGGGGTGAACAACCCATACAAAAGTACAAAAATGAGTTATCTATAAATGGTGACTTAAGCTACTTAAACCTAGATTGGAAACCAGTGCCTATTATACCTAAGTTTGTAGATATAGTAGTAAACGGAATGGCTCAAAGAGCTTACGAAGTTAAGGCATTCTCACAAGACTCATATGGGGTTAGTAAGCGTACTAAGTACATGGATTCTATGATTCGTGACATAAAGTCTAAAGAGTTCAACGATGCTGCTCAGCAGAATTTAAACATGAACCTTTATGAGAATGATAAAGAAACTCTACCAGATACAGAAGAGGAGTTAGCATTACATATGCAGCTTGATTATAAACAAGCAGTGGAGTTGGCTAATGAACAGGCTATAAACGTTTTAATGGAAGGTTGTAAATTCGACTTGACAAGAAGAAGAGCTATATATGACTTAGCTGTTTTAGGTATTGCTGCTGTTAAAACAACTTTTGACTGGAGTGAAGGAGCTAAGGCACAGTATGTAGATCCTGCTAATTTAGTTTACTCATACACAGAGTCCCCATATTTTGATGATATATACTATATCGGAGAAGTTAAAGAGATACCAATCAATGAGTTAGTAAAGGAATTCCCTAATCTAACAGAACCTGAGATAAAGGACATAGTCGAAGGATCTAGTAATCGTACGAAAACTAATTCTTCTGGAGATAAGAACAAGGTAAGCATATTATATTTTAACTACAAGACGCATGCGAATAATGTTTACAAATTAAAAGAGACGGGTTCTGGTGCTGAAAAAGCTATAGAGAAAGATGATACATTTAACCCTCCTGAAGATTTAGAAGGGAATTTTAGTAAGTTAGAAAGAGTTGTCGAGTGTTTGTATGAAGGAGTGTTAGTACTAGGTACTGATAAACTTCTTAAATGGGAGATGGCTAAAAATATGATGCGTACTAAATCTAACTTCAGTAAGGTTAGAATGAACTATAGCGTTGTAGCGCCTAGAATGTATAACGGTAAGATAGAGTCTTTAGTTGGTAGAATAACAGGATTCGCCGATATGATTCAGTTAACGCACTTGAAGTTACAACAAGTATTATCGAGAATGGTTCCTGATGGGGTTTATCTTGATGCAGATGGTTTAGCTGAGATTGATTTAGGTAATGGAACTAACTACTCACCACAGGAGGCTTTAAATATGTTCTTCCAAACTGGTTCTGTAATAGGTAGATCTTTTACCTCAGAGGGTGATCAAAACCCTGGTAAAGTACCTATTCAACAAATCCAAAATGGTGGTGGTGGTAACAAGATACAGAGTTTAATAACTACGTATAACTACTACTTACAAATGATACGTGATGTCACCGGACTTAACGAAGCTAGAGATGCTTCTACGCCGGATAAGAATGCTTTAGTTGGTATTCAGAAGTTAGCGGCTGCTAATTCTAATACAGCGACTAGACATATCTTACAGTCGATATTACTACTTACAGCTGAAACAGCTGAATCATTATCGTTAAGAATATCAGATATTATAGAGTACTCCCCAACTAAAGATGCTTTCATACAATCTATCGGTGCTCACAATGTAGCAACATTAGAGGAGATGAAAGAATTACATCTTTACGATTTTGGTATATTCATAGAGTTATTACCAGATGATGAGGAGAAACAAGTTCTTGAGAATAATATTCAGATGGCACTCAATCAAAAGATGATTGACTTAGACGATGCTATTGATCTTAGAGACATTAGGAACGTAAAGCTAGCTAATCAACTACTCAAGATTAAGAGAAAGAAGAAACTTGAGAGAGATCAGAGGATGCAGCAGGAGAATATGAAAGCTCAAGCTGATGCTAATGCGCAAGCGCAACAAGCTGCTGCTCAAGCTGAAACTCAAAAAGATCAAGCTAAAGCTCAAATAGAATCTCAACTGGAACAGACTAAGAACCAAATGAAGATAGAGTATTTAAAACAAGAGGCTTTAGTTAAGAAAGAATTAATGGATCACGAGTTCCAATTAAATATGCAACTTAGAGGCATGGAGAACGAGATCATAGATAAGAGAGATACCAGTAGAGAGGATCGTAAAGATCAAAGAGTTGATAAGCAAGCTGAAAATCAGCAATCAATAAAAAAGGGTGAATCGATTAAAAAGTTTGAGTCATCAGGTAATGATATAGTTGGTGGTGGACTTGGATTAGATAAGTTCAGCCCCAGATAGTTTTTAATTTTATAATATTTTATTATGGCAGAAGAGCAAGAAAATTCTACAGTCGAAGAGGTTGTAGATCAACAAGTTGACGAGTCAAAGTTTGAAAGTGCTGGGGATGATAGTATCCTCAAAGTGGATTTAAGTAAACCACCAGTACAAAAAGAAGAAGAAGAAGTAGAAGTTGCTGAAGGGGTAGTTGAAGAAGTTACAGGAGAGCCTGAAACGGAAGTTGTAGCAGAAGTAGAAGATACTGTGTTACAAGAAATTACTGACGAAGAGGTTGAGGAGCAGGTTGAAGAAGCAATAGCTGAAGCACAGGCTACTGGAAAACCTCTACCGGAGAATATCCAAAAACTAGTGGACTTCATGGAAGACACTGGTGGAGATTTAAACGACTACGTAAGTCTAAATAGAGATCTAACTAAGTTAGATGACTCTGAAGTACTCAATGAGTACTATAGAAAAACTAAATCTCATCTATCCGCTGAAGAGAGAAACTTTTTGTTGGAAGACAAATATGGTTTCGATGAAGACATGGATGATGAACGCACAATAAAATCAAAGAAAATCGCTTTGAAAGAGCAAGTTGCTGAAGCGAAAGCCTATCTAGACGGGCAAAAGTCTAAATATTACGAAGAGATTAAAGCAGGTAGCAAACTTACGAGTGAGCAACAAGGTGCTATTGATTTCTTCAATCGTTACAATAAGGAATCTGAAGAGACTAAAAAACTAACAGAGACTAACAAGCAGGTTTTTAAACAGAAGACTGATAATCTATTCAACGACAAGTTCAAAGGTTTTGACTATAGTGTCGGAGATAAGAAGTACAGGTTTAATGTTAAGAACGTAGATGATGTTAAGACAAACCAAAGCGATCTTAATAACTTCG